AGTTGAAGTTACTTCACCACTATGATTAGGATGCACATAGTTATTTGCACTGGCTGCAACGCCATTTAATTTTGTGTGGTCTGCATCTGTAAATACATTACTATCACTGGCTGCTTCTACTGCAGCTCTAATTTGTGCATCAGTTTGATCGGCAGTTGCACTTGCCTCAATAGCATTTAACTTACTATGATCGGCATCAGTGAATTTATTAGAGTCACTAGCTCCTTCTATTGCTGCAGCTATATCTGATATACCACCGCTTGTTACTTTAGTTAATGCCATTCGTTACTCCAATGTGTTTGAATCTGGATTCCAAGTTTTACCTATATTATTAGTTGAAGCTACCCAAGAATCTATTGTTGATTGGCAATTAGCTTGTGCTGCTGCAATAATTTCAGCATCAGTATTAGAGCCTGTTGTTGCTAACCCATCAACTTCAAGTTGATTACCTGTTTCACTATCAGTAATTGAAAAACCTACTTTTGTTTTTGTAGCATCATCTGAATCTGTTTCAAACACTGCTATTTTGTATGATAAAGCCATTTTATTTACTCCTAATTACCTTGAAATTGAATGATGTTTATTGCAACATTAGTTGTTACACCTAAATTGTTTTTAATTTTTAAAGTGTCACTATTAGCTGATTTGTACACACAAAGATCGCCACTTACATCGGAAGTGCTAAATCTATTACTAGCATCTGCTATTTGTACTATATTATTGCCAGCAGATATTCCATACATTGCAAAAAATAAAGCATAGTTATATCTTGCTCCATTATTATCGCCATAATAACCTACAGCAATTAATGCCCCTGTGTTAACTACACCGCTATAAGTTCTTTCAACTCCATTAGCAAAAGAAACTTGACCGTGATTTAGCGACCACGCTTTACCATAAGTTCCATAATTAATTATGTAACCGTCAGTATGAAGATATACGCCATTAGTGCCTGAGGCTCTTATCATTACATTATTGTAATCACTTGCGCCATCATCATATCCAAGAAGATCTATTCGACCATTTGTTCCACTTGTAATAACTAGACCTTCACCTTGATGTCCTTCAAAAGAAGCTACATTTGCATCTGCTGAATTAACGTGTAATGTTCTTGCTGGACTTGTAGTTCCTATTCCTACGTTGCCAGAAGAGTCTATACGCATAGATTCTGCGCCCCCTGTACTAACAATTAAATCATCAGTAGCATTATAAATTGAGGGTAAATTTGTAGTGTTATTATCTTTAAATTCAATTCCTGCTGAAGCATCCCCAGATTCTATTCTTACTACATTATTTAAGGTTGCGTGGTAAACGTGCAGACCAGTAATAGCTGGACTCGCAGTTCCAATCCCCACGTTGCCAGAGGAGTCTATACGCATACGTTCAGAACCAGCAGTTTCAAGCTTTATATAACCACTAGCATCTAGATGTATTTTTTCATTACTGTCAGAAGTGTTAAGAATTAAATTACTTGAACCTGTAACTCTGTCGGTAACTTGAATACCATTAGCAGTTGTATCTAGTTTAGTATTATTGTCATAATAAAGTCTTACCTTGCCATTAGCCTCCGCATAAATATAGTTTTCAGTTCCTCCAGCATTTTGTACACGAAACCCAGCATCAGAACGAATATGTATATCTCCAGTTCCAGCATCTCTTATGTAACTGTTAGAGCCATCGTGGTATATCTGTAAATCTTCACTTGTACCAAATTTAACTTGAGCATTATCAGCTAAATATATGTGACCTGAACCCATATCTAAATAACCACTACTATGAGTTACATTACCAGTCATAGTGCCACCAGCTTTAGGCAAAGCAGCATTAGCAGTTGTAGTTGTGCTTGTAAGTACAGCATCTCTTGTGGCAATGTCAACGCCATCAAAAGTAGAGTTAGTAGTAATAGCACCAGTCATAGCACCGCCAGATAAGCTTAACTTACCTGATATATCTGTTGTTGGCGGTACAGCCCATGAGTTGTCACCTCTAAGAAATGTAGAAGTATTAGTTGTGCCTGTTGCACTTAATTCATTAAGACCAATTGCATCATCAGCCATTTCAGAATTGCCTACTGCATTAGGTCCAATGTCATCTATTGTTATGGCTGCGTCTACAATCTTAGCTGCTGTAATACTATCATTAGGGATATCGTCAGCTGTAACAGGTACGTTTGCTGGTTGTTTTCCTATATAAGGCATTGTATATCTCCTATGTAATTTCCATAATGCTAAGTATAGCGTCTAAACAATTAGTTGTAGAGCCTCCAACTTTAACTACGTCTCCAGCCTCTAATATAATTTTGTTACCCGACATAATCTCTATTGACGATCCTGCTGGTAACGGTACAGCCTTAACGACATATACATCATCTGCATTTTCTCCCGAAGAAGAAGCCGTTACTATTTGTGCATCAGCTGTAATAGATGCGCCTTTAACATTAGCAATAGTTAAACCGATAATAACAGCCGTTGTTGAACCCGGTACTGTATATGCGGTTACTAATGAAGCGTCTACGTTAGCTTTTGTTTTTAATTTGAATGTATTTGCCATTTCTATTTCCTATGTTATCCGAGAGCAATTGCCATAGCAACTGCGTCTGGTACTGCTGCAACCTGTGTATCAACATATGCTTTATTTGCAGCATGATTTGTTGCTGTAGGATTACCGCTTAGTGTTAATGCTCCTGTCATAGTGCCACCTGCTAGTGGAACTTTTGTAGCAATAGCATTAGTTGTAGTTGTTGCATAATTCTCATCATCACCTAATGCTGCAGCTAATTCGTTTAGCGTGTTAAGTGTTGACGGTGCTGAATCAGATAAAGCTGCAATAGCTGAATCTGTATAAGCAGTCGTAGCAATTCTAGTTGAATTGTTATTAGCACTTTGTGTAGTTGTTGTAGGATTACCTGCTAACGCTATGTCTGAGCCAGCCTCAATAGCTGTTTTAATTTCAGCATTAGTTTGATCGGCTGTAGCACTTGCCTCAATAGCGTCTAACTTGCTATGGTCTGCGTTAGTAAAATTGTTTTGTGATAACTGTCCGTCTTGTACTGAATAGCTTTGAATAATTGCCCAAGCAGAGCCATTGTAATAATAGACTGCGTTAGTAGTAGTGTTATAATATAAGTCACCTTCATTTAAAGAAGACGTAGGTGCTGAACTTGCTACTCGCCACCTGTCTGCAAAACTATTAACACCAGTTATATTTGATGCTACTGTAGTAATGTTTGCGTTATTACTAGCAACAGTATTAATATTTGTATTGTTACCTGCAACAGTATTAATGTTTGTATTGTTGTTTGCAACAGAACTAATATTGCTTGAATTATCAGCAGCAGTTTCTATATCACCAACAACACCTGTAGCACCCAATATTGCCATATCAGCTACTATGTCAGAAGTAGCTAAGGTATTCATATCAGCTACAATATCTGATGTAGCTAAAGTATTCATGTCTGCCACAACATCTGTTGTACCAAGTATTGCCATGTCAGCTACCGCATCAGCAGTACCTAATCGACCAATCTCTGTAGCTTTACCTGCAACAACTCCTATATCTGTAGCATCCGCAGCAACTGCATTAATGTTTGTTGCATTAGTTGCTACTGCTGTAATATTAGAATTATTACCTGCTACTGCTGTAATGTTAGTAGCATTACCTGCTACGCTTGTTACATTACTTGCAATGCCTACTACTGTATTAATATTAGTAGAATTGCCTGCAACCGCAGTTATATTGCTTGCATTACTTACAGCTGAATTAATATTACTAGCGTTACTTACAGCTGAATTAATATTACTCGCATTGCCTGCTACACTTGTAACATTAGCTGCAATATTTTCTACTGCTGCAACATCACTAGATATACCAGCAACAGTTGTAACGTCACTTGATATACCTGCTACTGTAGTAACATTAGCCTGAATGCCAGATACAGTATTAATATGTCCTTGTTCGGTTGATGTAGGTTTAATCGCTATCCAAGAAGAACCTTCCCGAACAAACATCTGGTCAGAACTAGTATTCCAATACAATGCTCCAGCTACTAAAGCATCTCCGTCATTGTCTACAGACGGTGCAGATGATTTCGCTCCTAAATATCTATCGTCAAATGAATCGTAAGATGACGCTGCATTAGTTGCGCTTGTAGAAGCGCCACTAGCACTTGTAGATGCAGCTGAAGCACTACTGGCAGCAGCTGTTGCGGAAGCAGCAGCCTCAGCAGCGGAAGTATCTATAGCAACTTCAGAACCTACGTCACCTGAATAAAAAGAATTTCTTGCCATATATATCTCCTACAATAATGGTGAATCAAAACGAGAAGCAAAAGAAGAACCTTTTAAACTAGCTCTTATTTCTTTTTGATTTAACGCATTAACTTTTCTTAATGTTAATTCATTAAACTTTTGCTCCATTTCTACATCACCTAAAAACGTGGCACCTACAGCACATGAAGCATAAAGTATTGTTTCAAATTCTGTTCCTAAGATCCAAGGTATTGTTTCAATATAAGATGTTCCAGTACCTGTACCAACACTTGTAGCTTTAAATATAGTGCCAACATTATTGTTAGCAGCACCATGATTAGTCCAAGTAGTATTTCCAGCTACTGCAATTTTATAATAGTTATCTACAACCATTGCAGTTGCAGATGTAGCTGCTGTAGCATAAGTTCCTACTGGATCTTCCGCTTTATAATAAGTCATAACAAATGTACCGGAAGCTTCTTGCTCTCCATTTTCATCTGTTAATAAAAAGTTGTTTGCTTGTCTTGTATAAGAATGAGTAACCTTTTGATTACTAAATGTTTTTGAATCAATTCTACTTAATACAATATCATCATCTTTATCAGCCTTATCAAGCTTTAATTCTATAATTTCAATTAACCCAGCAGGAATTATTATACTGGAATTAGTTGATGTAACTGAAAATGATTGTACTACTTCTAATGGTGGAACTCTAAGATCTTCATAGAGTCTTGCCTCACCTATAGAAATAAAATCATCTAATTGAGAATCGGTTAGATCTGACCTGTTGAGCCAGTCAGCTACTCCTGTTCGTAAAGTAACTTGGTCTTTAATAGTAGCCATCTAAATCTCCTAAATTTTAAATCTGTTTGAAATGCCACCTGTAAGTAGCTTTGGGTATTCCTCTCTTATTATTCTTTTTAATTTTTCTACTTGAGCAGGATATTT